ATAGGTTGGTTGATTTGCCATTTATCTAAAGTAAAATAATTTTGCAGAGCCGTAATACATGCCAATAATACTTCATTATTGTTATATTCAGGTAAAACTATAATTTCAAAATCAACACCAATATTAATAATAAATGCATCTCTGAGTTCAATATTATCACCAATCATTCTGTATTGGGACAAATATGTACGTAAATTATTTTTTAATGTTTCAGTAGCATAATCTAATTGTCCTTGTGAATTTAAAGATAAAACATATAAATTAAGAGTTTCAATAGTTGAAACTTGATTATCTGTTAGTTTTGGTTGTTCAATAAATGCTTTAGAAACTGCTCCATAATCGGAGGGCATACTTAAAGCTCTAACTAAATAATCATCTGCTGTAACTGAGCGTTGTTGGGAGGCTGCTAGAGCTAATGTATTTTGGCGAATTTCTTCTAATGTATCTCCTCCTCTACCTCCGGTAGCAGCTTCTAAGTTGTTTGAAGCTAATGAACCAAATATATAATTAGCAGTAGTTGAATTTAAATTAACATTATTAAATTTACAATTAGATGTATTTAAATTAGTTAATGTATTAGCTGCAATATTTGACCCAATACCCCCACCAGTTAGATATCTTACTGTTAAAGTTGTACTAGAAGGTGAGATACCATAAGTTCCTGTGAATAAAAAGTTTGTAGGTGAATATGCTGTTGTAAGTTTATCTTGAGTAAATGGTAATCCAATTCCAACATTATCAGCATTTGGAGTAATTTCTTCTGTTACATTTGCAGGATTCCCAGAACCAAATTGGATTTGAAGATTTGCAAGAGAAGTAAAACGTGTTGCAAAACGACGAGCTACTTTTTTTAAACGTAATAAATAAGATGTATCCCCATTTACATTTGGATCATTTACATTTGTGTTTTTAATAGTATCTAAAACCATTTCTTGACCTAAATGGTCTACTTCATACCATTTATTATTATCTGAGTCAGTAATGTCTAAAATTTTGATTAGGTTATTTCCTTGAAGATTTATTGTTTGGAATGGTTGTGGGGCTCCAAAAGAAAAAGTTGAAGTATTGATTGTAGCCGAGATTGCTTTTCTAGTTTTTTTTAAGAGAAAATATTGAGGGGTATTACCTGAAATTTGGTAAATGGTAACTTCAGTTGGATCTTGTGAACTTGAAACTGAAAAATCAACTTTGTCTTGAATTAAAAATGAAGACCCATTTTGGGAAGTTACAGTAGTATTTTCTCCAATAGTAATAGCATATGAATAATCAGGTACATAATTACCACTACCATCATTGATAGAAGGTAATTGTTGATAAAAATCAACTACAGTTTGTGCTACACCTGTTGTTTTAGGTTTATAACCAAACATATATGCTAACTCAAATACATTATTTGTTTGTTGAGCATACTGGACAAATGTTTCCTGGAATTGGTTGTCTAAATAGAAACTTAAAACATCTCCAACATAAGATGCTTGTTCCATAAACATCATTCCAGGTGATGTAGGAGAAAAGTCTGTATATGTTTGAGGGAAATATGTTCTAGCATATTCTATTAAACGAGCTCTAAAATCAGTAAAGTCACGGTTAATATATTTTATATCTCTATTTGTTGTAGCCATTTTTAAAATTCAAAGTTTATTTGATCATCAATATTAGAATTAGCAATTGAATATTTCATCTTGACTATAACAGTATTATAATCATCATTCCTCAATACATCTAATGAATTTATTATAACTTCAGGAAAAATATTTTCCATTTTACCACTTATATTTTCTTTTAATCCGTTTAATGTCCCTTCAGCAATTTGTTCAAATATAAATGCTCTTAAACCACCTCCAAATGCAGGATTTAATGGGATTTCTCCAGGGTTGGTAAGAAAATAATTAATAATATTGTTTTTAATAGCTTGACCTGTTAAATAATTTTGAGTAAAAACAGCAGGACCACTAAAAGGTAAATTTACCCCAACCGCAACATTTGGGTTTAAGTCAACTGGGTTGATTTGTTGGGGATTAAATGGCATTATTTACTGTTCAATAAATTCATAATTTGATCCATTCCTACTTCACCACCACCTAAATTACCATTTATAGGGTCACTTACCTGTGGTTTAAATGGAACTTGAGCATCTTTAGAAGTAAAACTCATCATGGTTTCATTCATGATATCAGCATACGCCTTTCGAGTATCCATTGTTGGTTGGGTAAATGTTGGGGTTGGTGGTTGAGGAGGTACAGGTATTGAAGTAAAGGATTCCTTTACAAGTGTTTTTGGAGTACGAACTGCTTCCAAAAGAATATCCTTTAATTCATCTTGAATTGCCTCTCGTACAGCTTCTTTAATTAATTTTTTTAATCCGTCAATTTTCATATGTTTATAAATATTAAGTTAGTCAGCTTTTAAATCATTTTGCTGAATATAGAATACTAGTTCATCTATTAATATTTGGTCAATGGAGCTAAATGACCATTCTCCTTTTAACATTACCACACCTTGTTTGTTACGTGCAAGTGCTCTTCTACGTTTTAGAGTGTTTGGAGAATTTTCTGTTTCAACCCCCATTTCAAACCCATTTATATTTGTAACTACAGGAGATAACTGTGTGGATTGTTGAACTGTTAATGCAGTTAGTTCAAGTGAAATTCTTTCTTGATCAGCATTTGGATAACAATATTGGGTAAGTAAATCCAAAATTTTTAAAAGAGAAAGAACTTGGGTTAAAACCCCCTTTAATAAATTTAAAATAGCTAAAGTTGTTGTATTTACATAAAGTAGTTTTTCTACTAAATTATCTAAAAATTTTAATGTATCCTGTACTCCAGTAATAAAACTTATCGGGATTCCAACACCTCCTATTGCTACTGGGGTTGGTAATTGGCGTATGAGTTTAATGGTTGGGGAAGTAATTCCTAATATTTTTTCGGATTTAGCTAAAGTTTCTGTGGTTTTATTAATTACAGTAAGTGTATTATTAATTTTTTTTACTAATTTATTTTTAGTAGCTATTAATCTGTCCATTTCCGCTTGAGTAGGACAAGTAATTAAATCCTTTATTTCGTCAAGAGCAGCTTGAGGATCAATTTCATATTTTTTAATTAAATCTTCTACTTTACTAATCCCATATGCGGCAATTAGGGTAAGTAAAAGGGGAACAACTATTCCTTTTAAAGTATCTATACTAGCATTTAATTTCTTTTGTACTTTAAAATCTACAGTTACATCTTTCGTATTGTATTCTTCTACAACAGAATCAGGAAATTTAAAAAGTTTTTGAATTTCTTTCTGTAAATTTGATTGTAAAGGATTTAATGTGATTATCCCTAAATCTGATTTAAGAGTACCATCTGATTTATATGGGATGGTTGTATATGGGCCATAGTTGCGAAGTTTAAAATTTAAAGGAAACTTAGCAGGATCAAATCTAGTATCTGTTAAATCAGGATGTTTTATAGAAAATTCTCCTTTATTATTAGTAGTATCTCTTTTTAAAAGTTTATTTGTAACTACAACCCCAGGTAATGGTTGATTAGTAATAGAATCTACAACTGTTCCTTTAATAGATTTAAGTTTAATTTTTTTAGGAAGTTCAGGAAGAGAACCTGTAGGAGGTATTGTAGGGATATCAATTCCAACTAAAGATAATACTTGTTGTAAGTCAATTTCTATTTCTATAGAACTAGTATTTTGAGTATCTAGAGCCATTATTGTACTTTAGTTGTTTGAGATTTAAGACTATTATTATTTAATTGGGCTAAAATACCGTTTGTTGGATCATTTATTTGATTAAGTATATTACCCGCTACAGAATTATATGAGGTTGCTAAAACACCCCCAGGATAATCTCTTTGTACTTGTAAAATAGAAGCTAAATTTTTAACGGCCTCAGTTAATTCAATCAATAAATCAACAGTATTGTCTCCAAGTAAAACAGGTTGTGTTGCATTTTTAGATCCTAATTTAATGTTATTTGAGCTAATATAATGGGAAGAAGCATCTATGTTTACACTTCCATTTGAAGAAATACCTACTGAATTTTGCCCACTAATTAATACACTATCATTTTTAGCATTGATTACAACTCTATCTGAGTTGAAAATAATTTGGGGATTAGCGTATTGAGCTGGTGTGGTTGGTGGGGTTGTATAGGAAACAAAATTCTCATTTGCTATACTAAATGGAATTTTTTGGTAAGAGGTTAAATATATTGAAGATAAATCTTGAGATATATTTTCTACAATTGGAATCCATCCTCTATCACTTACTTTAGTTGGTTGCCCATTGCGCAATATTGTGATTGGGTCTCCATTAGTTCCAACAGATGACCAATTGTTGCTTATTTCACTTTGTGATTTTGCAGTACTACCAAATCGCAAACTTTGACCGTGTCTTCCCTCAAGTAAAGAATCCCCCATATATGGCATTAAAGGATGAATGTCTGCTTTTTCAACAAACGTATTTTGCGAAGGATTAACCGGACTATTTAATTCAATTTCAGTAGAATTATCAGTTACTCGTCTTACAACACCTTGATCGGTTGCTTTATAATCTTGTGATTGTTGAGGATTATTTGAAGTTACTAGATTAGGATATGCATCATGGTGTGGATGGTTCCAAATACCTAATGGTTTTAAATAGAAATATGATTGATTAGCAGTATTAACTCCCATTTGTTGATTAGGTAAAGAAAATAGCAATACTATTTCATTAACTAATGGGTATGTTTTTTGTTGAGAATCATATGGTAAAGCATAAGATGAATCCGTAGTAGTACCTGATTGGTTAACAAATTGATAAAATATAGCTCCTATACCATTCCATTCACCTACATCTTTAAATTTAGGGTGATTTTCATCCAGTACAATATCAGTTACCCTAGCGGCAACCATTTGCCCTTTTAAGGTAGAAATTTGATCTTGAGCACCACTTGTATTTGGGGGTGGGGTAGTACCTCTAGTAGATCCAGCTATACCGGTTTTATATAAAGCCATTAATCTTTAGGGTTGAATTTTTTTACCTCAGATAACAATTGTGCTTTTTCATCCTCAGTCATTCCAAATCCTTCATCTTCTGATTTACCAGTAGCTAAGGCACGCTGAATAATAGTTGCCATTTTGATGAGTTGCTCATCATTTTTGATGCCTAGTTCCATATATTCCTTGATTAGAGGAACAATCAAAGTAGCGTCACCAATGTCATTGATAAGGGGTTTTAACTCACCTATCAATGCTGTGATTTGGGTCTCTTTTTTCTTTTGGTTTTCGTAAATTTCCTTAAGAATATCCGAGAATTTTTTCTTACCAAATACGTTTGATTCTAAATTACTCATATGTATTGTTTTTTATAAATAT